ACGACTTGGAGTATAAGTACGCTTATAACGAGAAACTCTTCTTTTACCATAGGCCATTTTTATTTTTTAAGCAAACTCAGTAACAACTAATCTACGCATTAAAGCACCAACAGTTTCTTCATCTAACATAGGATACCACATAACTGGGCTAATATTAGAAGTAATCCAAATTTTTTTTGCTACCAAAGGTCTTGATGAACCTTTAATCTCCACTCTGACCGGATATCGATCAAGCCATCGTAATAGATGGGAGACATCAATTCCTCCACGAAATTCATCCACAACAACGTTTTCTTCATTTTGATAACCATCCCAAAACTTTGTCCTGGGATCTTTGCAGTAAGCTTCCAATCCGGCTTCTTCCCAGGCTCGTCTAGATTTTCCAGTGCCAGTCTTTCCCCAGAAGACAAAGCACTCTCGCTCCATGCCAATACATCTAGAATGATCACTTGCAATCGTTCGTAGGGTCCGATAATTGACAACACGTACATTTGGTGGGATCTCAGAAAGGGCACCGGACTTCGCGGCGGTCCATACTGATTCCCATTCCACTTTTGAACTACGGGAGAAGGGCTTACATCCATATTCGAATCCTGTTCCGGGGATTCTACTCTCTTCCTTTTGGCAATAGGAGTCGGCGGCGGAGGACCTGGATAACTCTGCATGAAACTCTCCGAAAACGGTTCTGACTCCGTTAAGAGATTGTTTTGTTTTGAAAGCGACCATAATTTGCCAATGACAGTATCCAGTGTTTCCACCTTCTTCGAGTTGACCGATGATGTAAGCACATTGGGGAGGCAAGTAGGGGACGAATTCATGCTGGGGTACGGTTAATATCCAAAAGATGCCTTGTCTACGAACCATACTCTCTTCGTCCTATTTATAGGTTTTATATATGAAACTTTCTATTAGGCACCGAAAGTTTCGATGACGTGGCAATCACGTGAAGTCCAAGCCACACCAGCCCTTCACGTGGGGTGGGTCTTTTTATCCTCTCAGGCTAAAGGCAAGCTCAAGTATTTTTTTTTTATTTTTTTTTATTTTTTTTACGCACAGACCCACAGCCACGAGTGAGAATTGAGAACGGCGTTAGTAAGTAATACTGCTAACGCCGTTCTCACTCACACGTGACTTAAGGGTTATTATTAACAGGACCAGAGAAATAACCAGGTTGCATATTTGAACTCATAGTAGTAGTAAATTCAGCACCAACAATATGCTGACATTCAAATTGAATTGTAATATTATTAGCACTACCAGAATTCAACTCTTCTTCAAAGCATGCCATTTGAGATTTTCCATAGCACCTTTTAGTTTGAGTACCATCAGGAGCATATCTCAACTTATGCAAAACATTTCCAAAATATCCTCGACAATCTACACCACAAGTCATAGACTTCAAAGCACCAGGATTTAAACGAGTATAACCAGTCTTAACAACATTTTGAAATGCCTTTTTAACAGGAGGTTCCTTATATGAAGTCGTATCTGTTCCACCAAATTGACCAGCACGTACCAAAATCAAGCCTTGATTATCAGCTTGATTTAATTGAATAGGTGTATCATTTTTCAATTTAGGAACACCAACAGAAAACTCAAATATAGGACCCTTTAAAGGTTGTACATCTACTTGAGTAGTAGATGCAGATCCATCACCAGAAGCTTTAGTTCTGTTCTGAATAACCATATGACTAGACATAGCTACAGACAAAACCTCACTAGACATATCCATTTGATACAACAATCTTAAAGTTGCACCAGGCTCACGCTGATACAAATACACTTTCTCTAAATTATTAGGATTTGCTGTAGTTATAGCATCATATAAATTGTTATATAAAACGAAACCATCTTGATTTAAATTTAACAAACTCTCCAATGAACTATCATTCGGAATATTATGAAATTTCCGAACTTGTGTACCATCACTATCCCTAGTTTCATAACAAATTACGAAAGCATTAGGACCAGAATCTGGAACAGTAGTTAACAAAGGTAACTCTTCATAAATTGTATGAGTATCAAATTTACATCCAACTCTAAACAATTTACGCAACAAAGCAGTTCCGACAGCAATAATTAAACAACCAGAATTCCATGTACTATGACCAACATAAACTAAATCAGGGTCACTCACGGACCCATAATTTTCAATAATATAAACAGATCCTTTTTTCTGATATTTATCTCTTAATCCTTTTTGACTAGCACGGGCACTAAGGGCAAACTTTCCTTGATATGTTCCAGGCATTAAAGATATTATTTGCTCAACGTCTTCTATATTTGTTTGGTCAAACAATGAATTAACAAGTTCACCAGCTAAATAACCAGCTCCAGCAGCACCTGCAATACTTAATCCAGCTCCGACAGCAGCACCTGCGGTTACAGCAGAACCCATACCTTCAATGGCACCAGCACCGAGATAAGGATTAGCAAATATACCTTCAACAGCAGTAGCAACAGGTTCCACAACACCAGAGAAATCATACATATCTTTAGCAGTCCTAGCTCCGCTTACACCTGCAAATAACTTTTCTATACCACTCTTTTGTTCTCGAGTGGCCTTTTTACTTTCATTCTTCCAATAATCTTTTTCATAATCATACATATGAAACTTTCTTGACTGTTCTTTCTTTTTTCTCTTTCTAAACTCAAAAGCTGACTCATCACTTTTTCTTTTCATAACTTTTATTAAGTAAACTATCTAACGTCTAAAGGACTTGGATTTGTACCCTGAATATTTTTTTCTATATCCAGTACGCTTGTACATCGGCTTTTTATAACTCTTCTTAAATTTAGGAACGTATTTACGACTTGGAGTATAAGTACGCTTATAACGAGAAACTCTTCTTTTACCATAGGCCA